TAAGTAATTATCTAACAACATCCTCTGCGTCTAGTACCTATCTAACGCAATCAAATGCATCTTCAACTTATCTAACGCAATCAAATGCATCATCAACTTACTTAACTCAATCTAATGCATCTAGTACCTATTTAACTCAATCCAATGCAAGTTCTACATATATGCCAAAAACCGGTGGTACATTTACCGGTGATATAACAATAAATCATGGCTCTGGATCGACAACTGGTGTAATTAATCTAGGGAATTCCAATGGTAATGGAACACTTGCCCAAATAAATATGGGACATAGCGGTGATACAGATCACGGCAATATTAGTTACACCGGTGATATGATTTTTAAAACTGGTGGAAACTCTGAAAAATTTAGAATTGGCTCATCTGGGCAGATAGGATTATCCGGAGCAAATTATGGTACAAGTGGTCAAGTATTAACATCTAATGGCTCTAGTTCCGCACCTACTTGGCAAACTGCTAGTGGTGGTTCAAGTGGAATGCCGACTAGCGGTGGTACTTTTACCGGAAATGTAACATTTAATAATTCAGCAAATGTCCATGTAGACTCAATGTTTACATTTGATGGCGCGAATAACTACGGCATAGATTTTCAATTAAACGGAAATAATAGTAATCTTGTTTGGTATTCAGCCGGTAATATTTTAAAGGCAGATGATAATACGACAATTGCTTTAGGAACTGGCAACGATTTCTATATGTACCATGCGAGCAATGAGACAATCTTTAAGATTCAGCAAGGCACTAATCCTATAGTTTTTAAGAATAATTCTAACTCTGAATTACTTAAAGTAGCCTCGACTGGTGCTATTACTGTGGCTAATGCTTTTACTCTTCCAACCGCTGATGGTGCTGCAAACCAGGTACTACAAACTAATGGATCTGGAACTGTTTCATGGGGAACTGTTTCATCCGGCGGTGGCGGATCAATGAATGATCTTATTGATGATACAACACCGCAACTTGGTGGCACATTAGATGCCAACTCAAATCAAATAACTAATGCAACAACCATAGGTGCTACTAAAGGTGTGTTTACAAGTAATGCAACTGGTCAACTTACTTTAAACAGTACTAGTTCTGATTATATGCTTGAGTTTCAAAGAAGTGGTACATCAGAATGGTGGCTAAAAGCAAATTCTAGTAATTTTATAATACATGAAAATAATGGTTCTGATTGTTTAAGTGTAAAATCTGGTGGCAATGTAGGAGTGGGTACAAATACACCAGAAGAAAGGCTTGAAATTAGAAGTTCTGCATCTCCGGCTATACAATTAAATCAATCAGACACTTATAAAGGGATAGTTAGGCTAGCCGGAAATGATTTAGAAATAAGAGGCTCTGGTGGTCAATTAGAATTTTATAATGGCTCTAATGATGGTGATAGTTCTGCCGAAAGATTAAGGATTTTAGCAAATGGAGCTTGGGGTTTGGGCGGAGCAAATTACGGATCTAGCGGACAAGTATTAACATCAAATGGTTCTGGGTCTGCGCCTTCCTGGCAGACAGTTTCTGGCGGTGGCGGTGGTGGTAGTGGAATATCAGTTTCAGACGCAACGGCTTTAGCTTTTCAATGTGGATAGGAATTTATAATGGCGAATGCATTTAAGAATAAAGGTACATCAAGTATAAGCACAAGTAATACGACTATTTATAACTGTCCATCAAGCACAACATCAACTGTTATTGGATTGACAATGGCTAATACAACTTCAAGCAGTATAACAGTTAGTATTAAGGTACATGATAATTCTGCCGGAGCATCGTACTTTATAGTTAAGGATGCACCAGTATTAGCCGGTGGTAGTTTAGTAGTTGTCGGCGGAGATCAAAAAATCGTCTTAGAGGCATCCGATTATATTTTTGGTTATTCAAGTGCATCATCATCGGCTGATGCATTTGTTAGTGTTTTGGAGCAAACATAATGGGTATAGGTTACATCGGTGAAAGTCCAATATTTTATCAGCATCCTAATCACTCTGGTGAGGTAACATCAGTAGCAGATGGAGCAACTACCATTGCTGATAATATAATAGATGAGGCTAATTTAAAATGTAGTAACTCACCGACAGATGGTCATGTTTTAGTAGCCAGATCTGGTAATACTGGTGGTATGACCTGGGAGGCTCCAAGTGGAGGCGGTGGTAGTAGTAGTTGGACTATAGTATCTGAAGAACACAACGATACTAACGCACAAAGTGGCAGTCACGCCGGTGGTACTACTTATGACATATCTGCCTATACTGATGTTGATGCTATTTTATTTTACCATAGTCAAAATGTTGGTAGTGGTGGCAATGATCGATCTGCATGGGGTGTATCTACAAATTCTGCCGGTTCATCTGGTGTAGCAATCGAAGGTTATGCTTTTGAATCTAGTTGGGCATTTAGCTTTAATGGTGCAACCAAATCTGTCAATTCTCATCAAGGTTTGCCTATGGGAACTAGCGGTAGCGGTTGGGCAAGTAAATCACCTTTTTGGGTGCAATTAAGAAACTTAGGTGAAGACACTCCCTGGTTTAGAACCTGGGGATATAAGTATAATTATGGATTCTACTGCACCGCGTCTGGTGTATTCACATCCGCATCTAGTACTTGGTATTTAGTAAAACACGCTGCATCTCAAGCGCATATGATTTATGGAAAGTAATATGGCAGAATTTAAAATAATATTATTTAAAAGAGAAAATTCTAAATGGTCATATGTAATGACTGACGCGGATGGTAATCCGGCCTCTATAATTCCTAAACATTCTAATGGACAAGATTTAACACAATTCCCAGTTACAATTACCTTAACTGAAAAACAACTTAATAATTTTGATTTTTCTTGCGTAACGATAAATGAATCTGAAAAGACCGCTACCTTTGACGCAGACGCATATAATGCAAAGCATCCAGAACCTAGTTCCTTAGATACAGTCCATGAACAAAGACGCATGGAATATCCCTACATTGGAGATCAGTTAGACGCTCTATATCATGCCGGCGTTTTTCCTACAGAAATGGCAGCTAAAATTAAAGCAGTAAAGGACAAGCATCCAAAATGAGTTACATAGGAAAATCAAAACTTACACAACCAGTTATAAATTATACGCATCCTAATCATAGCGGTCATGTAACTTCTAGTGGAGATGGTGCAACAACTATTGCAAATAGCGTCATTACAAACGCCATGATTACAGATGACACTATAGCAGAGGCAAAACTAGATATTTCAAATTCTGGATCTAATGGGCAATATTTGGAATACCAAAATGGCGGACTCCAATGGTCAACTGTACAATCTGGATCAGTTTTAAATCTTTATGACGAAAATACAATTGGCGGTAACTATAATTCATATACCGCTCCAACTGTAGGTAGTTCTCAACCCAGATCTGTGGCTATTGGACATGACAGTACAGTTAATACTGGAAATGGGTATAGTTTTGCCATAGGTGACCAATGCGGAATACACGGCGGAGAAGGGCATTTTGCTTGTGGTAAATCCGGTAATGCTAATGGCAACTGGGGTAATGGCTTTTCAAATCAAAGCAAAAGTTCTCTTTATGGAGCAAGAGCAAATGGTAATATGCATTATTCTTTTGGAGCCTATGGGCATACTGATAAGGCATGGGGCGTTGCTTTAGGATACCAGGCTAGGAGTGATCACCAGGCAGCTTATTGTTTTGGAAACCAAATAAATTCTTTCCAGGATTATTCTATATCATTAGGTAATACTAGTGCAGTAGTTAAAATAGCAGAAACGTATAAACTCCCAACTGGTACCGGTTCAAATGGTCAGCAAATTACATCAGATGGGTCTGGGAATAGTACATGGGCATCAGCATCATCTGATATAAGAGTTAAGAAAAATATTGGTACGACAACCATAGGATTAGATTTTATTGAGAAACTAGACCCAATAAGTTTTGAATATAAAACCTATAAAGAAATAGACTCTAACGATGATGAATTAAAACATCTAAAGCCAGATTATAGATGCGAGGCTGATGATGATTTACCTACTGGTTTAAGAAACAGAAAAGGCCAAAGAGTAGGTCTAGCTGCACAAGATGTGGAACAAGCATTAGCTGATTTAAATATAGATAGTTTCCAAGGCTATTCAAAAGACAAATGGGGAGTAAGAGAACTGCATGAAGATGCATTTATCTACCCATTAATTAACGCGGTAAAAGAATTAAGTGCCAGAGTTAAAGAACTAGAAAATGATATTTGCGAGTGTAAAAGGAAAGACTAATGGCTATAGAAAAAACTACAGAGGCTTTAGACAATGTTAATTATCAGCATTGCATAGGAATAAAAGTAGAAAATACATACCATAGAATAGCTGATATAATAATTATTAGATACAAAGAAAACAATGCAGACCATGACCCATTAAAGGATGCAGACTGGATTGTTAAACTACAGATCTTAGGTTTCCCATCTAAGGATAGTAAAGTTAGTGAGCCAACTGTAACTGGTAAATGGTTGGCAGTTAATATTACAGAAATCGATAATCAATCAGCCTCAAATTTTGTGGGCAAGTGTTATCAGTATTTAAAAACAATTGACCCTTTTAAGGATGGAACTGACGTCTAATTATGTATGGTATTTCCTCATATTCTCAATCACCTTATGCATCTTTAGGTGGATCACTTAAACAAGCAGCATTGCATCCACATCTGCAATCTCATGTTACTTGCTCTATAAGTGTTACACGTAAAGCGGTCGCGAATTTTGGAATACAGTCATCATTAACATCTGACGTAAACAGAGTTACTTTTGCGTCTACTAGTCTACAATCTCAAACTGGTACATCTATAGCAGCTAGAAGAGTAAGACTAGATAATGCATCATTGTTTGATAATACATTTGTAACAGTTAATGCTAACAGAATAAGACTTGCTCCAGTTAATGCAGTTTCTCAAACTACATTAGCAATGGTTTCACAAGTTTTAAGGCTAATAGAGGTAGACGCAGTTTCTCAAACATCTGTAAGTCTATCTTCTGCAAGAATAAGAGAAATAGCCGTACCTAATGTTTCAACAAGTACAGTACAAGGATCTATATTAAGAATACGGCCATTAAATTTAGCAGCTAGTATTTCTTCAATATGTTTAACAAATGCATTTGCTCAATTTGCAATGCAATCATCCGCAGCAATATCAACAACAATCGATGCCCCAATTTTTGCAATAAGATCTGGAATTATTGCTGCTAATTTTCAAACAACTGTAACTGTGACTGGTAGAGAATTTTGGGAAGAAGAGCCAGATATTACTGAAAATTGGACAGAGATTACTACGCCAAATACACCTTGGTCAACAATATCAAAACCAACTGAAACCTGGACTAATACCTTGCCTTTCCAAAAAGCTGCATAAGAGGAGACAAAATGGCAAATACAACAAATTATAACATAACCAAACCGGATGTAGGTGGATCAGAAAACACCTGGGGAACAACAATAAATACCGGTTTAGATACTATCGATTCAACAATTAAAACTGTTTCAGACTCTGTACCTACAAGCGTAGTTTCTTCTAATCTAACAGATACGCCAAATAGTTTAGGTACGGCTAAACAAGTATTACGAGTTAATAACGCTGCTAATGCTACAGAATTTGCGACTCCATCAATTTTAGATTTTAGTGATACGCCATCAAGCATAGGCGCAAGTGGACAAGTTTTAAAAGTTAATAGCGGTGGTACTGGGTTAGAATTTGCTGATGATAATGCCGGCGGTAGTTTAAGTGGTTACGCTACTGAAAGCTATGTTAATACGGCAATAGGAAATGTAACTGGTAGTAACGCTGCTTATTATACTAAATCTGAAAGTATATTATTTACAATAGGCTATATACCGCGTGTCTACACATCCGGAGATATGACACCTTCAGCAAATACATACGCAACTTTAACTCATAATCTAAAAGCAAAAGGCAGTCATACTGGTGCCAGTTCTACATCTGTAGCACCGGATATTGTCCAGATATTATTTAAATGTACGTCCGCTGATTTAGGATATTCTGCCGGCGATATAATACATTGGCAAGATCATTTCGCAGATACAAATAGTATCCCTTATGTAGTTGTTGAAAGTGGGAACACTACACAATTAAGACTCTATTATGGCGGAACTGGTTACTATCACCTTCCTTCAAAAATAAGTGGTAATGCCGGATATACGAATGGTGGAGCAATAGGCAAATGGGCATTAATAGTAAAAGCATGGGCGTTCTAAATGGCATTAATACCATTAAATATACAACCTGGATTATTTAAGAATGGTACTAACTTAGAGGCTGCCGGAAGATGGAAAGACTCTAATTTAGTTAGGTGGCATGACTCTATTTTAAAACCAGTAGGTGGGTGGAGAAATAGATTAGGTCGCGCTTTTGATGACCCTATTAGAGGATTAATAGCTTGGAAATCAAATACCGGTACTAGGTATATAGCTTGCGGTACCTATCAGCATTTATTTGTAGTTTTGGCTAATAATATTACTTTAGACATTACACCAAGTGGATTAGTGACTGGTAGGGCGGATGCAGCCGGTATGACTGGATATGGATCTGGATTTTACTCAAATTCTACCTATGGTACGCCCCCAATAAATACATCATCAATATTGCAAGACGCAACATCCTGGTCGTTTTCAACATTTGGTGAAAAGCTAATCGCAAATAACCCAGATGATGGGAAAGTATATGAATGGAATTTAAATAGTACTAATGTGGCTAGTATTGTTCATGCATCTGCGCCTACTAGTGTTAAAAGTATAATTGTAAGTAATGAGAGATTTCTATTCGCATTTCAAACAAGAACTGTCTACTGGTCTGACCAAGAGGACATAACATCCTGGTCTAGTAGTGCTACAAACCAAGCCGGTAATATTGGACTAGAAACACAAGGCACCATTAAATGCGCTGAAATTATTAGGGGTGGCATTTTAATACTGACTGACCAGGATGCCCATACGGCTACATATATTGGTTTACCATTTGTACATAGTATTAAAAAGGTAGGATCATCATGCGGAATATTTTCTGCCCAGGCAGCAGTAGAACTAGACATGGGTGTAGTCTGGATGGGGCAAAGTGGTTTCCATATCTTTAGCGGTGGTAGAGTCCAGGAGTTGAAATGTGATGTATCTGACCATGTGTTTAGTGAATTAAATTTTAGCCAGGCATCTAAAATTGCAGCCGTAAAAAATACAAAATATGATGAGGTTATATGGTATTATCCAACAAGCGATAGCAATGAAAATAATCGATACGTAAGTTGGAATTATGCAAACAATACTTGGAGCATTGGTTCTATTTCCAGAACGTGTGGTATCGATGCCGGAATATTCCAACTACCTATTCATGCAACTGGTAAGAATTTTGATAATAATCATGCTAGGGGCAGAATGTCTGTCAAAGCACTTGTTGACTCAAATGTTGACCCAGATGTTGCAGATGTAGGAAACTATATCATCCAGTATCATACGATACTTGGATATGGTACTGGCACCACCTTTGCTAGCTATAAGGCATTCTTCACCGGCAATAATAATCTAGACTTGTTAAACGCTGCATCTGTAGGTCATAGCTATATGGGTTACTTGGCAGTCGAGACTAGTTCAAGCAATGTATATAATAGCGTTGAATTTCCGGCTCAGACATTACGTTATAGATATGACTCTGTCCATAGTGTGGGTTCTGGTCTTCTGTATACTGTGTCTATTGGCGGACTAGATGCTGATGGCAATAATGTTAGTGAGGTTATTCAAATTAGTGGAGATGGCGGATCTAGTAATACTGTATATACCGCTGAAACTGCTAATACCTACACAAAGCTACTAACGTGTACAGTTGTACGAAATCTTAACAGTTATTCTGGCATTAGCTTTGGGATAGCTTTAGCCTCATATTTCGTTCCACCACAAGTATCATGGGCAGAAATTAAGGCGTCTTATCTAGGGGTAAGAAATCCGGCCGGTGGTGGGGGAACAAACCCAAGTGTTACTAATAATAAAATTATAGATGTTGAGTTGGCAGCTAGTCCACCAAACCCACCGCAGCCAGGATTTATAACCGGCGGATACGTAAAGTTTTCTACGGCTAGTAGTGAAACTAATCACAATGCCGGTAATAGTGCATCCCAACAATTAGGAACATATAATAAGGCTCTATTAGTAAAAAGTGAGTATATGTTGTTGGAGCATGAGGTAGGGGAAGAGAGAGATAGCCAAGTACCTTATGCAGAAACTGGCACTCTTCAGATGGGGAATGGTGAACAGATTATGCACGTTAATAAAATCATTCCAGATGAACAAACACAAGGCCAGGTTAACGCTGAATTTAAAACCAGGTTTTATCCAAATGGGGCTGAAACATCTCATGGGGCGTATTCGCTAAGTAACCCTACATCTGTCAGATTCCAAGGCCGTGAGGTTCGTATGAAAATTAATAATGTTTCTGGTGATTGGCGTGTAGGTCAATTTAGAATTAATGCAATCCCAGGGGGCAGAAGATAGATGAATTTACAACCGCCACCATTAGATTATGACGCCACAATAGAAACAGAGCGTAATAGAGAGATCGAGTCTGCGGATTTATTAAACAGAAAGAAAAGGCAAGATTTAGAAGTAGCCGGATCTGAACGTCTAATTTTAAGTAGTCCAAATGGTACCAGGTACAGTTTAACAGTTTCAAATTTAGGGGTGCTTTCAGCAACGGCGATATGAATGAATTAGAACGATGTAAAGATTGGATAGAAGGAGCATTGGAGTATAGCGGTGGTACACATAATTATGCTGATGTTGTCAAAGGGATCAAACAAAAAAAGCTACAACTATGGCCGGCCGAAGATGCTTGCCTGGTTACAGAGATTATCAGTTATCCGCAGCTTAAATGCCTTAATATATTCCTGGGCGGTGGCAATCTTAAAACGCTTAAAGATATGCATGATAGCGTTGAGGAATTTGGCAAAATGGTAGGATGCACAAGGTTTACCATTTCTGGTCGCAGAGGATGGGCAAGAGTATTTAAAGGCTTTAAGCCACTACATCAAACAATAGTGAAGGAGATATAATATGGGCAAAGGTAGTGGTGAAACCACAACTCAAAATTTTACACCGGAAATGGAGAAAGGTATTGCAGACGCAATTACATTAGCCAGGAAAAGTGTAAGACCTTATATGCCTTACCAGGGGGCAGATCTAGCTGCTAAAACTGGTGGCATGATAGCCGGTGATCAAGGTCTTAATGCTAGCAGAACTGCTTTAGGATTAACACCAATGACAAGTTCATTACCAGAGGCTCAAAATTTTGATGGGGTAATGGGGTATAGCAGCTATCCTATGTATGTGTCTGAAATGGAAAGAGCCAGAACAAATTATCCAGATCTTATACAGAAAATAGATGACCTACAAAATGACCCATTTGGATTAAAGACTCAACCGGTAAATGCTAGCATCCCTAGTGCTGCATCGACTGGGGGAGTAATGAATGCAGCTACTGCCGGTGTGGGAACCTCAATGAGAGAGGATGACCCATTCCCAAATCATGGCAATACACCGGATATGTTTGATGGGGGTATGTTATTTGGGAATAGCAACCAAAATCCGACAACCTTAAATACCTCTTATAGTCCAGTAGGTGATTTTGTTGACTGGATAAGCGGTGGTTACGATTACCCAGAACAAACACAAGCTGACAAAGATTATTATAATGACCCAACATCCGCGTTTAATTCGCCAGGCGGTTGGCATCCAACTGATTAAAGGAGATTCATATGGCCGGAGCCGGAAATAATATATATCAAACTGCGACTCAAGGAATGCAAGATGCAGCCGGAACATATCGGAATGCAATGGCATATCAACCCATGCAATTTAACCAGGCTAACCTTAGTCCTTTTATGAACCCATACACGCAGAACGTCATAGACAATACTATGTCTACTATGTCAGACGCTAGGCAAAATGCTATTAATGCCGGTCAGCTAGCTGCCACAAATGCATCAGCCTATGGTGGTAGTAGACATGGGGTAAATGACGCTCTTACTAATGAAAAGTATATGAGAGCGGTAGGCGATATGTCCGCTAATTTAAACAACCAGGGATACAATGCAGCCGTCAATCAGTTTAACACAATGAACAACGCAAACTTAGCTGCTAACCAGGCAAATATGGCCGGTGCCGGCAGTCTAGCTAATTTAGGTATGTCAGCCTATGGATTAGGAACGGCTGCGGATGACAAAGCATATCAGCGTGGGATGATAGAGCAAGGAATGAACCAGAAACTAATTGATGCCGGCAAGCAACAATTTATGAATTACATTAATCAGCCGGCAGCAAATTTAGGTTTTCTTTCACAAGTTGTGAGCGGAATGCCACAAGCTACAACAACGACTGCAACCAGAAATCATGGAATATTTGATTACTTAGCCAGTCCATTTTTTAGTGGTGAGTATTCTGTATTACCTTTCATGTTTCCTGGGACACCGGCGTGATGAATGAAACTTTTAAAAATATGGCTCATATTATTATTCTTAACTACAAATGCATGGAGTAACGAATTGGTATATCAACCTTATAGATCCTTTACGCCAAATGAAATAACTGATCAAATTTGGCAGAGTCTAAATTCTTTAACTAATAGTCCAATACAGACCGCCGGTATTATGGGGAATATTGGTATTGAAAGTAGTTTTGACCCAGACATTATAAATCAAGATGAAAATGCTTTTGGCTTGTTGCAGTTAAGAAATGATCGGTTAGATAACTTTAGAAAGTTTCAATCAGCTAATCCAGAAATGGGTTTAGTAGATCAGCAATTAAAATTTATCTTTGAGCAAGGAAATCCAAGTAGTCCATACAAAGACGCAATTGCTGCCAGATATTTTGAAGAAATAATGGCCGGTAAAAACCCAGAATCTGTGGCTAGATTATTTGATAAAAGATTTGAAAGATCTGGCGGTTGGCTTGTAGATCCAAGTGACCCAAGTAAAGGATATAATCAATTTGGAAGATCTACAAAAGATCGTATGAATTTGGCAATGGATATTTATGGTTATTATACCGGTGAAGGCGGAGACACTAGATTAGATCAAGTTACAGTTAATGGAAAAAAACCAGAGTCAAAAAACTTTATAGGTAAAATCAGAGATATGATGGGTGACCCAAACTTTTCTGATGATTTGCGTCTATGGGCAAATAGTATGCGCTATAAGCCAGATCAGAGTTTGTCTTTATCTCTCATGGAAAGTAAAAAAGCTAGAGAAGAAAAGCGATTATTGCAAGTACAGAAGAATGCTATGATGCAAATGGTTAATGGTCTTCCGGATAGTTCTTTAAAAAATATGTTAGCTACCGCTGCTGCCGGTGGGGCAGAATATTCAGACATTGTGAAAATGATGAATGATGAAAGAAAGCTAGTAATGAATACAGAGATAAAACTAGCCGGTGAATTTGATAAGCATGACACAGTTAAAAAGTTTTATGGTAGGGCAGACGCATTAAGAACAATTTTAGGTAATGCTAGAAAACCAAGCCAAGGCGGTGATGTTGCTATAGTTTATACTTTTATGAAAATGCTAGATCCAACAAGTACTGTTAATAAAGGGGAACTTGCTATGGCTCAAAACATTGGTAACATCCCAACAAGAATTGCAAGTTTATATAATGCGTTGTTAGTTGGCGAGGTGAATCTAACCGCAGAACAAAGAGCCGGCATAGTTAATTCTGCAAAGCAAACCTATGATGAATCTAAAATAGGTTATGAGGCTACTTATGATCATTACTTAAAAAAGGCAGAGGCATACAATTTAAATGCTGAAAATTTTGTTAGACGTTATGGATTAAATGAAGAGCAATATACTGACTTAACTAAAATTACTAAAGATTTTGGTAATGATATAAACCAGACTAAGGATGTAAAACTAGATGTGCCATTTACATCAGATCAATTAGATTATGATAAATTTGAACAATGGCTAGAAGACTCTGAATCTTCTATTTTGCCAACATGGCGAACATTAGATGATGCTGCAAAATTCGATATTATGTCACAACTTTACAAACAAGAATTACAAGCCGGCAATAAGGATGAATTCGATAAATTTATAATACAACAATAATAGGCACCACCATGAGCAAAATGAATGTTAACTTAGATTTAAAAAACGTAGAAAGTTTGATTGACGTCTATGCAAATAATACTGGTTTAGACGCGTCTATTATGGGATACGTTGATGGATGGGGATTAGGTTGGCCACAAGAATTACAAGCAAGAATTAAAGCCGGTAGTTTTGACTCTCCAGAATATAGAGAAGAATTAGGCAATCTAGAAAAAAAACATCAAGATCTTAAAGACAGATTCCCAGTTGAATATATGGGCGGTCAAGCAGCCGGAACTATGACTAATCCGGCGGTTATGATTCCAGGTACTGCTTTATATAAAACAGTTATGGGTACAGTAAAATCCGCACCGGCATTTTTTAGATGGCTAACTGGTGCAGCTACTCTATCTGGAGAAGGTGCCGGCCTTGGTTTTATTGAAGGAGCCGGAAGATCTGAACCTGGGCAAAGAACAGAAGGCGGAAAATTTGGCGCGCAACTAGGTGCTATCCTGGGTCTAGGTGGTTCAGCCGGTGGGGCAGTAATTGGTAAAGGAATAAGTTATCTGGGCAGACTTAGAAAATGGTTTAATAGAAATGACCTAGATAAATTAGGTGAAAAGGCAATTAAAGAAATAGAGTATTACGCAGCGAAAGCCAATAAAACTCCAGACCAATTTTTAATGGATGTTGTGCAAAATAAAATACCAATTATAGAAATGTCTGATGCAATGCGTGACCTAGCAGCAATGATTGCTATACGTTCACCAGGTGCTAGAGATGTATTAACAAAATCAACTACTGCAAGAGTTGGTCAAACTACTTCTAATTTAGACGCACAGACAAAAGGTGACTTAGCTAGTATGCCAAACTATGATGCGTTTAAAGCAAATGATGCTTTAGGTACAACGCCTACTGGAACTGTTATTCCAGAAAATATGGAATCCACAGTTAGGTTACTAAATAATGACATTACTAATTACCTAAATAAAACATACGAAAAAGCATACGAAGGTAATCCATTAGCCGGTGAAGGCGTTAAGGCTAGCATGACAATGTCAGTAGATTTAGTTAATAGATTAGCTAATAACCTTAATGAGGCCGTTAAACTTGCGACTAAAAATAAAACACCTCTAATACAAATATCTAAGAATGGTGATATAACATATACCAGAACGCCTACACTTAAAGAGGCTGAAACAATTAGAAAAGTTTTAAGTGATGAGGCAGAGCCGGCTTTGGGAAAAAAGAGGACTGAAATTCAAAGTGGTTTTAAGGATTTAGAAACAGACCTTAAAGGCGAAATTAATACTCAATCACCAGATTTAAAAGTAGCGAGAGATTCAGCATATATTACAAACCTAGCCAAAGAAGGTTTTGATAGTACTAAAAATATTTTTGGTAAACAAAACTTTGATAAATTTATTGATGAATATATGCAAGCTATTAAGAATGCGTCTAAATATGATGAAAACTCTGTAAATTTAGTAAAGAAATATTACCAATTTGGATTGCAAAATGAACTAAATAAAAAATTAGCCGGTGCTACTAGAAAATCATTTATTAAAAAATTAAATGACCCATCTACTAAAGAGTACAAATTATTAGAAACTTTATATCCAGAAGGTAAGTTAAACCAATTATTAAAAAGACTTAAAGAGAGTGAAGGCGCAATCGCTGCAAATGATCGATTATTGTCTAACAGTATTACGGCTAAAGATACTGGCAATGTTGGTGCTTTAAATTCAGCCGTAGATGAAATGAGGGGTGGCGCGCAAAGGATGCAATATGGTGATGCTACCGGTCTAGGGATTGATATAGTAGCTAAAAGCATTAAAGCACTCTTTGGGCGTAAATATGGAATGTCTGATAGTCAGTTTGAATTAATAGCAAAATTCTTAACTGAACGAAGGCCAGAGGTCGCACAGAGATTAATGGATGGAAAATTTAATAATATGGTCGATGGCAGAGAAATAGATACCATAGCTAAATATATGGTTCGCGGTAATGTAGGAGCAACGTCCGCCGGTGTAACTGGTATAATGAATCCAGAACAAGGCGCGCAATAATGTGGCTACCTATCATATTATTGTGCAGCGCGCCCTATGCCCAGAGTTGTATAGTCATTACTGGTGAACAAACTTTAAATACAAAAGAGGCTTGTTTTGAATGGACTAATACAAAGGCTAGAATTGCTTTAAATGACCCAAGAGTTTTCCAGGCAAGACCATTTTGTCAGATATTGCCTGGTTCTGAAGATAAGTTGGATACCTAATAGCTTACTTACATTCACCTATTATTTTTTAAATAACTTATTAAACTTATCTTGTTTGCGGATTGTTGGTCACTTACTGTGATTATTTAATTCATTAATGGGTCTAACGAGTGGTAATTCTTGTATATACATTTTTTGCCACTTTCCGCTAACCGGCCTTGTCTGTGGCCGTTTGCAATAACAAAAAGAGGTATCCTCCATTTACCTTTTTCTCCCTGGCGCAGCCTATTCTTTTACCTTTTTCATGTAGGTTGCGCCTTTTTTATCAATTGCTTATTGGTAAATCTTTTAGTTATTTTCTTCTTGTTGGGAATTGTTTGCTGCTTGAACTGTCGATTTTTCAGCATGGCTCTTGCGACTGGATTTGGCCTTACGATTTTCATTCTTTTTCCATTCCAAGAAACTTTTCCTAGTCCATCGATTTATTGTAAAATATGATTTTGATGGAGTAATAGGTTTTAATGCGAATTCTTCAGCTATTTTTTTATTCATAAGTTATTAGACCCAGATCTTAGACATTTTACATTTCTTGAATGGGTTGAGTCATATTCTTCTACAATCTGTAAAACATCTGTATCTATCCAGGTTTTAATAATAGTAGAAATTTTTGACTTGTGGCTCTTATTATTTACGTCCAGGTCACAAACACTAGCGACTATCTTTCCGCCCCATTCTCCGGCTCTTATATTCTCTCTCTTGGGTGGATCTGCCTGGTCTAATAGTATCTGTACTTTACGCGCCATTTCTTTTGTAATTCCATCGAAAGCATCCGGATATTTCCAAGGTTTAACAACGGCAACAAAATCACTATTAGCTAATTGCTCCGCAGATTTCTCAAACCATCTAGCTTTATCTGGTGGAGTCAGATTATTCTTTCCATCTTCAACGCGAAAAAAATTTAAATGATTATCTACGCCACTTTTAACACCGGTATCAGCGTCCATTGGCACAAGGAACCTTCCATAGCGGACTCCATTTACGAGGCTACTACCACCTCTAGAACTCTCAATAGTGACGTCCTGGTTGTTTGTTTTGCGTGTATGATGCACAATTTCTACTGACATCCCTTTACCTTCATCAGCTAATCTTGATAACCTTTTGATAACGCCGGCTAAAACCTCATTCGTTTCTGGGGCATTATCTATTAAATTTACTAGCGGATCTAATATTAATACGTCAATTTCATTATCTGCACAAAACCTTTGAATTCTTTGAAAATTTGCCTCTTGGATCTCTCCATTTATACCGGCTGCTAATGTAAGGTCTTCATCTCTTCCAGATGATAAAAATAAATAACCTTCTAATTCTTTCTGCGGAATATCAAATGCCTGGCATATAGCTAGACATTTTCTTAATGTTTCTTCCAATGGATCTTCAGCATTTAGATAGCAAACTTTTGCTCTAGATTTTGGTTGGATTCCCAAAATATTTCTACCGGTAGCAATTGCAATAGCCTCTGTTTGAACAAGTGTACTTTTACCTAGTCCGCCCTGGCCAATGGTAAGGCTGCAAAATTTACGTATCCATTTGCCGTATATAAAATCCCTAGTTGGTAAAGAAAATGGATCTATAGATTTAAATGATTGAAATGGCTGCGTTGGTTCATTTGTTTCTGCGTCTTTTGCTAACTTAATTAATTCACCAGATGTACCACCGGCATTAATCCAGTCTGAAACATCACCTTTTTCTTTTACCGGTAAATTTAAAATCTTAATAGACGCAGCTATGCCTTGCAATTGTTCAGAAACTAGCTTGGCGTGTTTTTCTCCTGGTTCATCATTATCTGGCAAAATAATTATTTCTTTGCCTTCAAAATATTTATTAATGCAGCTTTGCCAATTACCGGCACCACCGCTATTGCAGCTTGCAACTAATCCCATTTCTTTTAATCGATCACAATCTTTTTCACCTTCACATATAAAGACCATGTCGATATCCAATAGGAGCGATTTTAAGTTGTAGGGAAGGGGCGTAATACCTTTTAGGCCGTATACCATTCCGGCCGGCGTTTTGCGCCTCTGGCGGAAGGATTTCGGCTCTAGGCGGACAACATCATAGACTAGTTCGCCATCCGCATTGTAATACTCATAAGATTTAGAGATTTCCGGCTTTTTATCATTAATGCCCATATCATCTAAAAAAGTTTTAGGATCATGGCCATGTTTCTTAATAAGATCGACAAGGCCATAGCCTATATTTTCTTCATGGTCGAATACCACGCCTTTTTTTGTGTCTATGGATAAAGATCCAAAAGACCCATAGCGCAATTCATCTGGGCGAGACAGTTTTTTATTCGGCTCACCCAGAATTTTAATTGCTATTTCTTTGGCGTATTTTTCAATCATTAATCAATGTCAAAAATTGGATCATCACTAGAGGTATCTTCTACCTCTTCATTTGGTTTAGCTGACCAACCTTTAAAAGTGCATTTAGCCGTACAAGTGTCACCCTTGCCAACTTTCATAGTTTCATTAGCACCATCAATTGTAAAAACCGCTATTTTGCCTTTATTGTCTTTAATGGTTCCAATGACTTGCTTATGCATTAGCCGGATAGATTCACGTTCACCAAATGCCAGGCTAGACCAAACTTTTTTGGTCATCTGTTTATCTTCCTCAACATAAGCCTCAATATAAAAACCTTGCTTATGCTGATCAGTTGGTTTTTGAGGTAGTTGAGATGGCTTGCTGCCAAACGTCCAGGTGATGGCTTGGCCTTCTGGCCAAATGCCCCATCCAGTTTTTAAGGTTGAAAAATCTAAGGCAATATTTTTAGCTGATACCTCATTGCCATTTGATTTCCATTTTTTATCTCTAGCTTTCCAACTTATATACTGACTAGAGTCAGAACTACTTGCGAATATTTCTTCTTCTTCACTCATTATTTTTGAACTCCTTTTTTAAAAATTTGAGTAATGTTGGCTCTCGTAAAACCCAGAGCCTTGGGTTTCTGTCTGACCTCAAACACAAAAAATCTGCGTTATCATGTGCTAGCCAGGAGTACAGATTTTTAAATCCATCCTTCCGGCGTTTACATTCAACAAGATAATTTAAAATTCTGACGTCACCTTCTAGATCTGGACTAGCTGCCTTAAAGGCTCCAGATCCAAAAACTCTTTTGGCCGGTACACCATTTTCACGAAAAAAATCTTGCACCTCTTTTTCTAACTCGTAGCCTCGTCTTTTATTTCTATTAACCATTTTGACCTCTTGCCAAATCGGCTATTTCTTCAATCCTGGTTTTTCGTTTTTTGCGTCTTTTTATTAAATCTATAATAGCATTTTCACATATTCTGCTAATACTTTGACGTTCTTCTTTTGCAATAACTTTTAACTCTAAAACAATGTTTTCATTGAGATAAATATGTTGCTGCTTATACTTAGTCATACTATTGTCCTAAAAAAGTTGCATCGTAGTACTAATATACTCTTGTATTTTAAAAATACGATACTATATTAGTAATACGTTAGTTAAACAAAAGGTTATTAGGAGTTAGAAAATGGAAAAGGAATTAAGTGTTTATGAGTATTGTGCAGAAGGCCAGGCAAATAATTTAGGTCTAAAGTTGGTAAAAAGAGAAGATGATAAATTAGAATTATCAACTATCAAATCTGTCTACAGAGTATTTGATGATCTTGGAGATTTACAAATAGAATTGTGTAAATTTGCTGAACTTAGAAGAAATTATTTAGACACAATGGATATTAAAGACAGAGGGATACATTCTTTGTCTCAAGAACAAAATCAAATTATTGCTAATACTATTGCGAGTTTTAGAATTATTCAAAAAACAGACGAAATTTTAATATCATAAAATGGGGGAGAAATCCCCCACAACTTTGGGAGAAAAAAATGATAGTTCATAAGGTAAATTTAGACGGCAGCTTATCACATAAAGAGCATCTTGATAACGTTGATGAGTTGAATACCTGGCTTGCTGAAAAGTATGGCAAGTTTGTGACTGTCAGAATTGAATCTGAAAAAACCGGTAAAGTTATAAAGATGACTGACAATGGTTTTGATTGGGAAGTTTTAAAAGAAAATAAACCGGAAGAGGGCAAGCAATATTTGCTTATTGGCGGTAAAGGAAAAAAATCAATTGCTAATGGAAACACATGGAAGGAGAGTGAAATCAATGACGCAACATAGTATGAACGATGAAATTAGATTTGATGCGTGTATAACCGGTAAAAAGGTTTTACATGAATTAATAGGTAGGCAAATTTATTATTATTCTAATGATGGCAAGCATCGATTTGTGACGTTACATCATTTAGCCTATGATGATACTGATTTTCTTTTTTATAACAGAGATGAAAGCATAGGGATTAGTTTTAATAAACTTTACCAATGCCTAATTTATACATCCCATGAAAGAGCCGTATTTAGAAAAAAATATGAGGACATGAGAGAAGATTATTTATTTCATATGAAAAATGATGAAATATGTAAAAGGGATAGTTTAGAGGCTGAAAATGAAAGTATTAAATTAGCCATTCTAGAAAGTAGAGAAAAAAGAAAAAGGAAAAATGCCTAAATATTTTCGCGGAAAAATTATGGCTTATCATTTCGTAGATGAGCCATACAACTATGAGGCGGTAGATATTTTTCTCCTGGATGGCGGTAAACTTATAGAAACATATGTTGAACGTAACCAGGAGAGATTTTATACGCTAGAAGAATGCATTAATTCCGCTGCATTCCAGGATGCTACTATTGTGACAAACGATATGAGGCACCTAAGTACTAAGCTAGTCGCGCTGACTATTCTACTAGAAAAAAGACCACGTTTTGTAGGTTTAGACTCAAAGTATATGAGCAATCCGATTGATGCTAGAGAGCATACTAAAATGCTATATGAGGTTGTTATGTATGAGCATAGAGAACGCTCTAGAAACATCAGACACGGCCTGGCAGAACGTAGGGCAAAAGGATATAAACTTGGCGCGCCAAGGGGCAAAAAAAGGCCGGATGTATCGGCTAGAAGAAAAGATGACTTTACGTCATTTAGAAAAAAAGTCTTGCCAATCATTAGAAAAATAGAGTCTACTGATGGCCTTCTCTCGTTATCTCAGCTTGCAGCCAGGTTAGAGAAACTCAACGTAAAGACATTTTATGGAAAGGAAAGATGGAGTAAATCTGCTATTTCATCTGTCATCAAAAAAGGAGAAAAAGATGAATAACTACGGATCATACGACTATAGATTAAATGACAACCCAAAAGGGGCAAGTCCAGAAAACGAAACCAAAATAGCCAAATCCGATAATAGACAAGGTACTTTAAACGAGCAATTAAAATACTGGAAGGGGCAAAAAAGGGATTTAACTAACGAGGATACGGCTAACTCAAATGAATATACCTTAACCCAAGAAGACACACTTATAAAAGACTCCAAAACAAACGACTATATGATTTCAGCTTTAGAGATGGAATTAGAAATACTTAACTATAAAAATTTCGTGAATTATGCAGAAAATGCTGCACACAATAGATTGATCACGTATTTTAGATCCACCCTTCAAAAAAGAATTATAGGATGCCACATGATTTGTGAAACCTTAAAAGGGAAGTGGACACTACAATCCGAAATACATGACATTTACAACATTACTAGATCTGCGATTTCTCAAGTAGTTAAAGAGTGCATTGAAGAAACATGGTTTGTTTCAAAAATATGTAAAGATCACCACCAAAATCAGCTTTGTTATAAAGTAGGGGATCAAATGTTACATGGCACTTTCAGATATACCAATTGGAAATTCCGGAAAGGCAACAATTCTAAAATGGTCAGATTTGTTAAAAATCACAATAATCACATTTTAGATGAATTGATGTGTTCAGAAAAATAACACACAATTTGACCTAACTTATTGATATCGTTGCGTCAACCATCAAAAAACGTGCGAAATCTGTTCAAATATATAACATGAAGATAACTTTTTAATGTGCTAATGATTAACTATGAATGAAGAAAACAGATACCAACATAGAAGACGATTTCTAGAGTCTAATGGTGCGTACTCTCACGTAGGTTACGCACCTAGGGCGGTTAGAGTCCATGTTCCAATAGGTGGCACCGAACAATGTGATTATGCGATTAAGCAATGGATTAATATATCATTTCTTATTGGCAACATTGAGGAGTCCGAACTAATTGGAAAGTTGAGATCTTTTGGAATTATTCTACGCGAAATGCATTGCAGATTATCTGATCATGCTAGGCAAAATATTTCACATGAATATGGAGCCATAGCAGTACCGGATGAGGCGCGTGTAGTAATACCATTATTAAACACTAAACATTTTGATAGTGGGAAAAGCGAGATTAAGAAATTAGCAAGCTACTACAAAAAAATACCTAAAAAAATAAAACTAAGTGAAAAGCAGCATACAATCTATGACTCATTAAGAGGTTTGTCATGGCGTCTAAAAATACTAGCTAATGATTCAAAAATGATGCCGTTTAATCCTTCTTATGATTTTAGAGGTGTACGATGAAATTCAATATATTGTATCAAAAATGGGATATATTGTTTATTACTACAACAATAGGTATTTACCAGGCAATGTTTGACTCAATAAAACAAGGAAAACTCAAACAAAAAAAGGGCAGATATGTTAAATTATATAAGAAGTTTCATACGATTTTATTCGCATAATATATACTACGTTGGCAAACAATGCTTGTCTAGGACGCACCTTGTCCTAGTATTCCTATTACCCCTATTTAATGTGATTGGTGACATACTCGCAATTATGTCTATATTCGCTTTAGGTTACATATTTCTTCATTTCGGTCAACCTTTAAATCCTTGGACTCCATAAATGGTAGGCAAGATTACTTCTGACAAGAAGTGTAGTGCTAGTCGCATCGCGGTAGTGATGAACGAGCATCCAAACCAGGAACCTAATGATGTATTTAATGATGTATGTGAGGCTATTGCCGGCATCCCAAAAGCGGAAATAACTGATGTAAGATTATTAGAACTATTCGCTATGGGTAACGAGGCTGAAGGGATCGTAGCTAAACAAGTGGCTGATTTCTTCAACTTGGGTCTAGATGATAAAATAACCAAAGTCTATAAATGGGAAGAGGCTGACATTGAGGCGTCATTAGACGCGATATTAACGCCAAAGAATGGGTCTGTTACTATAACGAATAGAGTAGACGTATTTCCGGAGATTAGGCTGCCACAAGGGCAGACAAGCCTGGAGATTAATAGTCCATTTTGTCTAGAGATAAAAACTAGGCAAGGCTATCCCTATGAGGATCTTCCCTGGTGGTTAGGCAAAGGCCAGGCAATGGTTCAAGCAAAGTGTGCCGGTTTTGATTATTGTGCGGTAGCCGTCAGATATAATGGCAATCAAACCATCGTCTATTTTTACGAGGTAGATGCCATTTACCTAAAGCGAGTGCAAACCGCTGCAAAAGAATTCTATCACCGCGTAGAAAACAATACGCCTTATCCATCCAGAACGTCAGCCGGTGCAGCTAGAACATATGGCAGCGTTAATGAGGATGAGGAACCCATGATTTTCGATGGGGATGCCAAGGAACTAGTCGAGCAGTATTATGATGCTGAAAGAGCCATTAAGGCTCTGACAGTACGTAAAAAAGAACTAGAGCCTATGATTATGGATATCATGCGTGAACAAAAGGCCGGCGTCCTAACTGATGATCTAGGTAATGAAATTGCAAAAGTTTCCTGGCCAATACGTAAAACGAGAGCAACGCCGGAAAGAATTATACCGGCTAAAGAGGCTAAAGAAGAACGCCAGAAAACGCTCACAATAAAGGCGGACTGGAATGCAGTTTAATGGGCAAGCGGAGAAGGACGTCTATCAATATATCAGCCAATATATACAGATAGAACAAATGAGTCCGCTCTATAGCGAAATAGCAGAGGCTACCGGCTATAGTAAAAAAACCATTAATGCCAAGATCAATAGTTTACTGGATAAAGGCTACATAGAGCGAATTTATGGGTCTACCAGGGGGATTACATTACCATGATATGTGATCATTGTTTGAAAGATGAAACAGTCGGCTACCGGTTTAATGAACATATCATTTTATGTGCCAATTGTTTCAAGGCAGAGGTAGAAATTGGGATGACAAAAGATGGTGATAAAGAGGTACATCCACATGGTACATTTCACCAGTCATCTCCAGACAACTCCAGTCAGCTATGATTTTCCCCACCTCAGTTGTTTCCTCTCCTAAGTGCTTATTTTCACTTAGGGAGAAACGACTGGGGAGAAAGGCTGACAGTACGGCCTAAAATCTCCAGTCATCTCCAGTTATCTCCAGTCAGAGGCTATTATGAATTATATGAAAGAATTAACAGATTTAAACGATGGGTCTAAGAAGGCTATCGAAAAGGTTACGCGAATATCAGAAATGATCACCAGGATGTATGGTGGCAATTTCCTGGATGAGAGTGACAAAGGATTTAAAGACAAGTTTATGCAGCAAAGAGCCTTGCTGATAGCTGCAATTAAGAAATTAGATCCGGTAAGCATCAACAAGCATTGTTTGGCCATGCTGAAGGCGTACAAGCTGCTAGACGAGCAATTAACGCAAAAAGGTACCAAGAAGATACCTAGCGAAAAGTGGCAAGTTAGTCATGCCGGATATGACTATGTCATTGTTAGGACTGATGCAGAATTGCCCAGGAAGACTGATATTGTCATGGCATCAGTAGAAGAGATGTTACGCGCATTACCAACTGGTTTCCATGAGATCAAAAAGCAATTCCCAGGCGCGTCAGTTACAGAAGATTTTATAGACGATGAAATACCATTTTAGGAGCGGTAAAATGAGCAAAGCAAATAAAGAAATAACAAAGATAATACATGAGGCTATCAAGGTAATAGAACGCGGTGCAGACTATGGAGATCCTTGGGTCAATCATAGGCGTATTGCGGATCTAATGAACGTAGTGTTTGAAACCAAGATTAAACCAGGAGAATGGTTTACTCCGCAAGATGCGGTCATGTTTGCGACTCTACAAAAGATAGGGCGTCTAATTCAGAGTCCGGATCATGTAGACAGTAAAGAGGATATAATTAACTACCAAGGTATTGGATTGTATCTAGACCGCGTAAAAAAGCGCGCTGACGCTGCTAAAGACATTATCCTAGGTAAGAACGCCTGGAAGGATGAACATGAGTCGTAGGGCGTATCCTACTGGCTCAGAACGTGGCAAATACAAAGAATTATGTTTTGATCTAGCGATAGGTGACAGTATCATTGTGCCTATCAAAGACATTAGCCGTGCCAGACAAACGATGTATCACATACATGGTGACAAGAGTTGCAGCATTAAGAAATGCCGTGGCAAAGATGCAACGCCATTCTGTGTAATTGGTCACTACAGATTATGGCGTATTGAGAACTAGTTTGACGCCGACTGCGTGAGAACGCACCGGCACGACAACAACGCGCTCGCGAGGACATTTCGATCAAAAAAGTAACATAATGTACATTATGCGACAGTACATATCTAATGAAATCAATGACTTAGGTGATTGTGAGGTGCTATGTTTTTGGGATTGCCGGCAAAATATCCCCCCCAGGGGGTAGACGTTTTTTCTAGGGCTAGCCTGGATAAAATGCACCGGCCGACAAAACATTTTTTTTAGTTCTAAACGTGTAGATATATTACTTTATGCCAATTTGCAATGTGTTAATATTGCCACATATTTTATTGAGAGGTAACGAATGGCCGGCCAACCTATCAAACGACAACTATTATCTGATATCGCTAAGAAAGGCGGTATAGAGGCCATCTGCGAAAGAATTGTAGATGGAATGACAATAGGCAGCATTGCCAAAGATTTTGGAGTCAGCCGTCAGTTGCTATCAACAACATTGAATAAAACGCCAGAGCATAGGACGGCTCTCCAGAATGCTAAAAAGCAGCGCGGAGAAACGTATGCGGAGCAAGCATTACAAATTATTGACCAGGTAGAAGAAAACCCAAATGCGATTTCCAAGGCTAGAGAACAAGCCGGCATTCGTAGATGGCTAGCCGGTGTAAATGACCCAGACACATACGGCCAGAAACAACATCCGCAGATTCAAATTTCTGTGGGCGATTTACATTTATCAGCTTTGCGCCAGGCACCGCCAATTGAACAAAAGTGATTTAGAAAAAGTAAGGAATAGCGGATTTGAAGAGGTCATCATGCTAGGGGTAAAAGGCGATAATATTACAGTCGTTTCCACTTGTGAAGATCCTACCCAAACAACGGCTATTTTAGAGTTCGCAACAAATCAATCGTTGCTTGATGTATTCCCACATTTGAGAGGGAAATATGTCCACTAATCCATTTTATGATTTTATAAAAATTTACCGGCATGACCCAGTTAAATTTGTGTCTGAAGTTTTAGGTTATAAGCCGTTTGACTACCAGGCAAATTTAATGAACGCCGTTGCAGCCGGAGAAAGAAAATGTTCGATCCGGTCTGGCCACGGCTCTGGTAAGAGTTCTACGGCGTCCTGGTTAATGCTTTGGTTTTTGCTGACCAGATTACCAGTCAAAATTCTCGTCACGGCTCCAAGTTCTTCCCAGTTGTGGGATGCATTGATGGCGGAAACGAAATCGAATATTAACAAATTGCCGGATACTCTAAAAAATTTATTGACTGTTAAATCGGATAGAATTGAGTTAGCTGCTGCACCTAGTGAGGCATTTATTTCTGCCAGGGTAAGTAGACCGGAAACTCCAGAGGCGTTAGCCGGTGTACACGTATCCGGTGATAATTCTGGTATTATGCTTATTGCGGATGAGGCAAGTGCGATTAATGAGGCCATATTTGAGGCTGCTAGTGGTAGTATGTCTACAAAGCAAGCGCATACCTTATTATTTTCAAATCCGACACGTAGCAGCGGATTTTTCTTTGATACGCATAATTCTCAAAGTCACAATTGGTGGAACGCTAAATGGTCATGTTTAGATTCACCACTAGTGTCAGAAGAATTCGTAAAAGAAATGTCAGAAAGATATGGGGAAGAGTCTAATGCATATCGAGTACGTGTATTAGGTGAATTTCCGGTTACAGATACAGATACAATTGTACCATTCCATTTAGCAGAGGCAGCAGCCAAAAGAGATATTGAAGACAATCCAAGCGGACGCATTGTCTGGGGATTAGATCCGGCGCGTTTTGGCAATGACCAGGCTGCATTAGCTAAACGAAAATCGAATACTATTACAGAGGTAAGAACATGGCGAGGATTAGACCTTATGCAGCTATGTGGTGCAGTTAAATCTGAATATGATGCTTTGCACCCAAGTGATCAGCCAGAGGTTGTTTTTGTTGACGCTATTGGGGTGGGTGCCGGATGTGTAGACAGATTAAGCGAAATGGGATTGCCGGCGATTGGGATTAATGTCAGCGAGTCACCGGCTATGAAAACCAATTACACAAATTTACGTGCGGAATTGTGGTTTAAATTAAAATCATTTTTAGAGAATAGAGATTGTAAGATTCCCCAGGATGACAAGCTAATTTCTCAAATGGTTGCGACTAAATACAGTTTTACATCTTCCGGTAAGGCTAAAGCTGAATCTAAAGATGACATGAAGAAACGCGGTCTTAATTCTCCAGATATGGCGGACGCCGTTTGTTTAACGCTAGCGCATGACAATGCCATAGCATTAAGAGGAAATTTTTCCTGGAACCAACCAATAAGACGAAATTTACAAGGAGTTGTCTAATGAGAGTAAACACAGATCCGGCGTTAGAAGAAATGATCAAGGCGTCAAAAGAATTCGATAAAATGTTCAAACCTAAAAAGAAAAAGAAAAAAGTTAAAGTTCAAGTTTATCAACAAAAAGGAGCAAGATAGTGCCATACGTCCAAGGTAAAAAATATCCTTATACTAAAGAAGGAAAAAAAGCAGCCAAGAAGGCTAAGAAAAAAGCATCTAAGAAAAAGATGTTTAAGTAATGGTTCAAGCTACTCTCCAAGCGTATAACCCATCTTTTAGAGAAAAGACTCAAGGCGTACTTGCTAACCTATTTACTAAAATGGGTTTAGCGAATGACTTGCGTCAAGGGTATCGCTTGGCAGAAGGCTTTACCGGTAATGCCAATAGTCAAAAAATAGGTCTTATGGATTTCACCGGCTATGGTGGCTTGGCTACTATCAATGAAGGGTTTAGAGACACCGGACGCGCGCAAAATTGGAAGGACTATATCTTACCAGTTGCTAACATTGGCCTGGGTGCTTTGGAAGTTATACCAGGCATAGGTAAAGGGATAAGTACCGGCATTAGGACAATGCTGCCAACTAATCAAATATCTAATCAACAACAAGGCGTATTAAATTATTTAAGAACAAATGAATTAAACCAAATCACGCCTAGATCCTATGAAGGATTATTGCGGTCTTATGGTTCTGTAGATAAACCTCAAATGAAGGCAATGGCATTAGCCGGTATGCCAAAATTTGGGTGGTATCAAAATAGTGCAAAAGCATTAAAAAGTATTTTCCCAGGTGATGATGCTATACGATTTTCTAAGTTATTGTCTGCTACATCTCCGCAAACAAGTGTACAAAGCAATTTAGAAAATACTGTTAATATCTGGGCAAATTGGACAAAGGCCGGAAGACCTACAGATAAAAACTCTATTTTAAAAATCATGGGTGAATCAGTCCAGGGCGAAAAGGGAGAAGACTCTATTTTAGATGCCTGGAAGAATAACGCTATTACGGCATTATCGACTCCAAACGCTACTGATATTGTTTTAAGCGGTGGTAAGGTAGAAAATTTTGGCAAGGCGGTAACTGGTGATTTAGACGCCGTTACATTAGATGCCTGGATGGCAAACGCGTCTGGTGTAAATCAGCAATTGTATGCAAAGGGTGGTAAAGTAAATCCTGGGTTAACTGCCGGATATTTAGGGCAAACGGCTGCTATCAGAGAAATAGCAGATCAATTGACTAAAGAAACTGGTGTTAAATTTGAGCCTAGCAACATACAAGAAAATATTTGGAGTTGGGCAAAAGCAGCTTACGAATTAAGAAAAAAAGGCGGAATATCTGGACAAACAGTTCAAGAACTATTATCTACTGGTAAGATAACAGACGATATAATTGCTGATGTTCCGGATTTTTCAGTATTATTAACAGATCCGAAATACGCAGATCCATTGAGAGGAGCCGGTTATGGACAACAAATTGACAAACTTATCAATAATGCATCCCCAAGGTCAATCCCAACAATCAGCGGAGCCGTTAACCAGGGTGACCTCACCAATGCAGCAAAAGTCCTTGAAAACCTCTATCAGCGAAGACTCTACCACGAAAGAACCACGCCTTTCCGCGTTGGCTATGGAGAATCTGCAAGTCCTAGCATCCCAGGGTATACAGTTGACGCCGGAAGAATACGAGGATCTGGGGGGCTAAAAGGCCAACTATACAAATCATCAAATGAATTTACTACTGCCGTTAGTGCAACGCACAATGGGTTAATTAGTACACCTAATTGGATCAAATTAGATAATACTAAAGTACAAGCAAAAGAATTTGTAAAAATAAGTAATGCCAATAAAGAAACTACAAGGTTTCCAGGCATGGTGGATATTAACAAAGCTGACGATTATAAAAACAGTCAGTTGTTTATGTCTGAAGATGGGTCTGTAGGTTTTGCGATAAAACAAGACGGCGAAATATCATCACTCGTAAAAAATAAAAAATCTCAAATAAAAGCACCTAGTTATTCAACCTTACAAGTAGCTACCCAAAATGGTGGCACCTGGTTAAATGCTATCGATACTATTTTACCTCTTTTGTATGGGCAATCTGGATTTAGACCAGTTGCTAGAATTAAGTGGGATGATCGATATGCGCCAAAAGGATGGGATTACGATGACCCAACATTAAAGAAATTTAACGGCGGAAGACCAGATATTGTCTTTATGGTTTATGACCCAAAATTTACCGGAACAGTTGCTAATAATTTAGGTGGTAAAATTGTTTCTTCTTATGACAAAGCCGTAGCAATGACCAAAAAAGAAAGTGAGAAATTATTAAATAAAGCTAATAAAGCAACAAGTAAAAAGAAAGGTGTTTTAGACCAGGTAGCCGGTGAGGCTCAATGATAGATCCTATGACGGCGATAGCAGCCGTAACCGCAGCCAGTTCTTCTATTTCTTCAGCTATCAAAGCCGGAAAGGATATAGGCTCTTTAGGTGGTTCATTAGCCAAATATGCAAAAGCAGAGGCAGAATTAAATTTTGCAGCTAATCGTAGAAAAAATAGTTTCTTTTCTAAACTAACCGGCGCAGAGGCATCTGGCATTGATAAATTTTTTAAACAAGAGGAACTGCGTCAAGAGCGAGAACGCCTTAGAGAGGTATTCATGCTTTATGGGAAAATGAGCCAATGGCAGTCTTTGCAGAAGGCCATTGCTGAAGAGCGTCAGCGGTTTCGTGAGGAGATCCAACGCAAGGCAGCATTCAGAGATACGATATATCAAATAATAGGAATAGTACTTTTAAGCATTGTTTTAATTGGGGGATGTTTAGGAATTTTCTTTTTCGCAAGATACTTGAAGGAGCAACAAGCATGAGCGTATTTTTTGATAATTGGAGAATAATTCCGCGACTGATGATGTTGGCAATAACAGTCATGGCTTTTTATGTAACAAACTGGATGATAAGTTTGCCAGATCCAACCATTAATCAAACATCTTTTGCTAGTATAATTTTTGGCTGCTTTAGCGGTTGTTTTGCTATTTGGCTAGGTCAATCGGAGAGTAAAAAATGAATTGGTTTATTAATTTAATAGATAAATTATTTCAAAAAAATAAAGTTTATTATTTAAGTGGTAAGGGAAAAAAATGCTGATTTGCCCAAGATGTTTTAAAGAAATAATAGAAGGCGAAGGTCATATATGCACAAGAGAAACAAAAAAAAATGATTGAGCAAGTAATGACATATGTTGTTTTGCCGGTCGGCGGTTTTGTTTGGTGGATGCACCAGAAACAACAAATACATTACACCAAAATCACAGTATTGGAAAAATTGTTTGAGCAAACAAATTTAACCCATGATCGCGAGATTAAAGAGATAAAAGATCATGTCAAAGATATAAACCAAAAGCTAGATCGTATAGAGCAATCGATGAGAAAATGAGTAATACAAATTTTGAGACTGGCAAACATGGTGAATTTATAGCTGCTGCTGCCCTACATAAAATGGGCGAAAAGTGTGAAATTATTAATCTTGGCACAGTTGATATAGCAGTTGATAAACAAGAGGCCGGTCTAGTTAGACTCCAGGTTAAAAGTTCAAGATATAAAACTAAAGATGGTAGAAAAACTAGAGGATACCAGTTTTTTACTGCATTTGGTTTAAGAAAGCAGCCATTAACCAAAGAGCATTGTGATGTTATTGCATTTGTGGCTTTAGACATTGAAAGAGTCATATTTAGGCCAATTAGCCAAATTGCCGGCCAAGTTACAAAGCGTTTCGCAAAAGCCAAATTTCTTAAAGACAATCTAGAGCAAAATACCTGGGCAGATAGCCTTGAGGAGATATTACCATGAGTTTATTTAATTTATTAGAGCCAGTTGCAAAGATTTTGGATAAAGCAATACCGGATGCAGATTTAAAACGAAAATTAGCACATGATATTGCAACGATAGCGCATAATAATGCTATGGCACAAATCAAAGTAAATGAGGCTGATGCTAAAGGAAATTGGTTCCAAAGTTCCTGGCGTCCGCTTACCGCTTATGTCTGTCTATCCGGCTTTGTTATTAATTACCTGGTTAGTCCATTAGCTGCGCCTTTTGGCGTAATTATCCCCCAGGTTGATGTTTCCATGATGGTACCAATTTTGACTGGAATGTTGGGATTAGCCGGACTTAGATCCTATGAACGCGTCAAAAAAGTAGGGAAATAAAATACACATAATTCGATACCAAAATAATTATCTAGGCGGACGCCGGATACCAATTGATAGATTCAAAGGAGCAAAAAAATATGGCATTCAAACTAAGCAAAAGATCTTTATCGCGCCTAGAAGGCGTACATCCAGAACTCGTAAAAGTAGTTAAACTGGCCATTACCTATAGTAAGCATGATTTCGGTGTGACGTGTGGGGTCAGAGATAAAACAACTCAAGCCAGATTAGTCGCAGAAAAAAAGAGTTTTACGATGAATTCAAAACATTTGATTCAAGAGGCTACTGGTTTTAGCCATGCCGTGGATTTGGTAATTTACTATAATGGTGACGTTTGTTGGGAAATCGATATGTACGATGAGGCAGCGGATGCAATGAAACAAGCAGCTATCGATCTAGGTAAGAAAATAGGCATTAAATGGGGCGGTGCCTGGACAGTTCCAGATATTTGCGAATGGAACGATAATATGGAATCTGCTTATATAAGTTACTGCCAAAAAAGGTCGGCTGAAGGCAGAAAGATTTTCTGCGATATGCCACATTATGAGGTTTCCAGGTTTTAAAAACGTGTAGATAGAGTTGTAGTATATAAGTCACACATAGTGTATTTTAAACTTTAAAAAATTAGGAGCAGCTTTTTGGCCAAGTTAAATCCTTTAACTGAAACTGAAATACAGAATATTGTATCCAGGGCAGTTACTGACGCAGTTGATTTTATTGAGAGTGAAATCGCACCAGAACGAACACTTAATCAGCAATATTATAATGGTGAAACCGCTATTGGTCACGAAGAGGGAAGATCAAAAGTTGTAAGCACTAAATGCCGTGATGCCGTTAACCAAATAAAACCAAGTTTATTACGTGTTTTCCTTAGTACTAATTCACCGGTAGAATTTCATCCGCAGAACCCAGAAGATGTTGCAAATTCGCAACAATGTACTGAATACGTAAATGCCAAATTTAGGCAATGTGGCGGAATGAAAATTTTAGACGCTGCGATTACTGATGCTCTTATTAAATCTCTAGGAATAATAAAGGTCTATTACTCAAATGCTACAAAAACTAAAATATATACTTACAACAATTTGGACTCTACCTCTTTTGATTTTATCTCTGCCCAGGATGATATTACAGTTCTTGAACACACTAAGACTGCAACTATGGAATTTGATCAAGAGTCTGGGGTCGAAGTTGAAGGGTTTATTCACGACTGCAAAGTAAGCCGTGAAACAACAAAAGGTGAAATTGTTATTGAACCAGTTTTGCCGGAAGAATTCTTTATAAATAGATCAGCAAAAAGTATTGATGATTGTTATATAGCCGGATACCGCGTTGAGAAACGTGTAGCTGATTTAGTTGATGAAGGGTTTGCCTTTGATGACGTTAAGGATCTAGGTGGATTAACAGAAAGTTCATCAAGCTATCTTTCAGAGAAAGATGCCAGGTCTGGTTATTCAACTGACCATGATGAAAACTTTAATGCTACAGATCCTAGTTCAAAACTAGTCTTAATTACAGAGGCATATATGCGCCTAGATCCATATCAAAATGGCCAGGCGTCTTTACATCGATTTATATTAGGTGGATCTGATTATAAAATTTTAGATATGATGCCATGTGATCAAATGCCATTTGCGTTGTTTGAGGCATATCCAATTCCGCATACTGTTTTTGGTGAGTCTGTAGTAGGGCGTTTAAGATCTGACCAGGATGCAGCAACATCTATTCTAAGATCTATTTTAGATAATGTTGCTCTTGTTAATACGCCTAGGCTTACAGTAACGCCAGACGCCTCATTAGATGACTGCCTTAACAATGAAATAGGAGCCATTATCAGAGCAAGGACTCCAAATAGTGTTACTCCATTATCGATACCATTTACGGCCGGCCAAACTTTAGGTGCTTTACAATATCTAGATCAATTATGCGATAATAAAGTAGGCATTGCTCAAAATAACATGGGATTAAATCCAGATGCTTTACAGTCTACTACAAAGCAAGCCGTAGCGCATCATGTAGCCACCGCACAAGGCCAAATCGAAACAATAGCCAGGAACATAGCCGAAGGCGGAGTTAAGACTCTATTCAAGCTAATTTTGCGTCTGACAGTACAGAACGCAGATAAGGCGGAAATGATACGTTTAAATAATATGTATGTTCCAATAGATCCGCGAGTATGGAATATCGATTTTGATCTTATTACTAATGTTGGTTTAGGTACTGCTAAAGCTGAAGAAAAATCTATGGCCTTGCAGCAAGTGTTACAGATTCAGCAAACAATCTATCAAACTTATGGTGCTACCAATGGCATAACGACTCTAAGCCAGATTAGGAACACTTTGGCGGATATGCTTGCATCTGTAGGTATTCACAATAGTGAAAGATATTTTATGCCTATGACGCCAGAAATCGAGGCTCAAATGATGCAAATGGCGCAGCAAGCAGCAGCAAATCAGCCAAAGCCGATAGATCCTGGAACGGCTATGGTTCAAGGCGAACAGATGAAAGCACAAGCCAAGATGCAATCAGATATGGCAAAGCTACAAGCTGATATGCAGAAACACGCTATGGATGATGACCTCAAACGTGATGGAATGGATCAAGATTTAGTCATTAAAGCAGCGGAATTATTAAGTAAGCATGGCATAGCTTTAGACCAGGCAAAGATTAAGGAAATGCAAGCCGGCATGAGGCAACCAGGTGGAGCCGTGCAATGATCGATAATTTAAAACTTAAAAGTGACCAGGCACAACAATTATTAAATAATCCGGCCTACAAAAATGCAGTAGAGGCCGTAAAGAATTCTCAAATCCAAAGATTTTTGAGTAGTAGTCAAGATGATACGAAAACCAGAGAAGAGGTACATTCGATTATTTTGGCTTTATCCGCGCTTGAGTATGAACTGGTATCTGCAATTTCAGACCAGGTGATAAACGAGCGTAAAACCGAAACCAAGAAGAGGAATGCACCTTGAACGAGACAAATCCTTCACAAGCACAAGATTTAGCTAAGTCAATACTAGTTAATGAAGAAGAAACTAATCAAACCGCCGTTGAAGAAGAATTGGCAATTGATGAACCGGTAGAAGACATTGGAACCGGTGATGATACCAATGTAGATAGTACAGAAGACCAGGCGTCTATTGAGATTGAAGAACCACAAGAAGAAACCGAACCATTATACGATGTAAAAGTAGATGGTGAGGTTCAACAATGGACACTCTCTCAACTCCAACAATCGGCATCTGGGCAAGGCTATTTAAATAAAAGAATGCAAGAAACTGCGACTATTAGAAAACAAGCGGAAGATGCTTATCAGCAAGTTCAAAGGCAAAGAGCCGAACTTGATGGAAAGTTAAAAGAATATACCGCGCAGTTTAATAATGTCGATATTGAGAAACCAGATATTTCTGAACTTGAGACAGATCCTATTGGATACCAGATCAAAAAAGCCAAATACGATGAGGCTATTGAAACAAGATCTAGGTTAATGTCGGAGCAAGACAAACTAAACGAAGAAAAGAAAGCGCAGCAACAAAAGGCTCAAGAATATTATTTAAGTGAGCAAGCTACAAAGTTGCAAGCTGCTTTGCCAATTTTTGCAAAAGAAGAAACTGCAAAATCGGCGCGTGAAGACCTTGTATCTGCCGGCAAGAAATATGGATTTACGTCAAACGAGGTAGGGAGCATTATGGATCATAGAGCAATATTAGTTTTGCATGATGCAGCCAAATGGCAGCAATTGCAGAATAAAAAAGGCGTTGCAGAAAAAAAGGTTTCTAATGCTAGGCCAATGGTCAAGAGCGGTAGCAAACCTTCAACTGTTACTAATCCTCGCGTTTCTAAAGATGCATTCGATCAATTTAAAAAATCTGGAAACAAGCAAGACGCAGTTTCCTATCTAATAGCTGCATCCCAGCAAAAGGGCTGATAAAACAAGGAGTTAGAAATGGCAGTTAATGCAAATACGCTACAAACTGTAGCCTCAACTACAATCAAAGAGGACTTACAAGACGTCCTTAATATGATTTCACCCACCCAGTTTCCGCTAATGAATATGGCGAAAACTAGAACAGTAACCAATACTCTATTTGAAACACCAGAAATAGAACTTGCTACCGCAGTATCTAATAACCAGGTAGTTGAAGGAGAGGCATCTCCTGGAAATGATGCAGCCTTGTTACCAAAGCGTATTCAGTCAACGACTGAAATTGCGGACAAAGTTGTGGAAGTTTCCGACAGTTCCAACAATGTGGTCGGTGCCGGACGTGCAGAGTCAATGGCAGAGCAAATTGTACTGCATACAAAAAGTCTAAAGCGCGATATGGAAACCTCACTCTGCGGTAATAAAGCTGCAAATCTGGGAACCGCATCCGCAGCCAGAGTGACTCCAGGAATGCCGGCGTGGCTCAAGGATAATACTTCACGCGGAACCGGTGGGGCGAATCCAACGCTATCATCATCTACGCATGGTTATCCAAATGCAGCAGCAACTGATGCGACTACTGGAAATATGAGAGCCATATCTGAATCTTTACTTAAAAGCGTCATATCCAGTTGTTGGAACGCCGGTGCAGAGCCTACTACAGTAGTTGTAGGATCAGCTAACAAACAAGCTATATCTGCATTCTCTGGATCAGCGCAACTTTATAAAGATGCTGATCAAGGGGTAATTCAGCAAGGTATGAGCGTCTATGCGTCCGATTTTGGTGACCTTTCTATTGTTCCCTCAAGGCACATCAGATCGCGTGATGCTTATGTTGTAGATCCAGAATATATCACAATTGGATATCTACAAACCTTAAAGCAGCGTGATTTAGCTAGAACCGGCCATGCCGAAAGAAAGCTAATGAGCGTTGAATTTGGACTGTACGTTATGTCAGAGGCTAATGGTATTATAGCTGATTTATCATAATGACAGTTGAGGTGAAAATCACCACAGATCGCCGGCCGTTTTTTAACGGCCGTGCGACTGGCATGGGTGAAACAATTGAGGTCACGCAAGATGAGGCTGATCTCATTGTTGATAATGGTTGGGGTGAAATTGGCACCACAACTAAAAAGAAAAAAAGAGCCAGGGATGGCAATGGCCGGTTAAAGGCAGACGATAAGTCTACACCTAATATTAATGAGGCATGGGAAATTGAAGACTAAGTTAATAACCGATAAAGAAACCGGTGATGTAACAATTAATACAGTCCAGGATGTTGAGCCTATTTTAAGGCGCAACCATGAACTGTCTACAGTTTTACCAAATCATTCCGGTGATTATCGATGGCGTTATGTTGGTGAAATTCCATTAGTTATTTGTCAGCAATGGCAAAAAGAATGCGGTGCAGTAATGGGCAGCAAAGAATTCATGGAATACGCCAAGAAAAAACTAAGAGATCCAGATTACAAAAAATTGCTAGTGAAAGGCGGATTGTAATATATGGCGTTAGATAACTTTACCAATTTAAAAGCAAGTATTGCTGACTGGCTAAATAGATCTGATTTAACCAACGTAATTCCAGATTTTATTACTCTAGCAGAGGCTCAATTAAATCGAGAATTAAGGCATTACAAACAACAAGAAAAAGCAACTGCTTTGATTGATACGCAATATAGCGCAACGCCACCAGACTGGCTACAGACAGTACGTTTCCATCTTAATGATGATAACGCTACTTTATTGAAACAAACATCTCCGGAAGAAATTGCAAAGCTAAGAAACGATAATTCTAATAGCCAGGGCAAACCAGAATACTTTTCTCATGTTTCTAACCTAATTGAGGTCTGGCCTACACCAGGCTCCTCATATACTGGAGAAATACTCTATTATGCCAAAATACCGGCTTTGAGTAGTTCAAATGAAACCAATTGGTTAATTACTATGAGTCCAGATATTTATTTATTTGGTTCATTACTCCAGGCATCTCCATATCTGCAAAATGATGAAAGAATGGCGGTATGGGGTACATCTTACCAAAATGCTCTAAATGGCATTATGGGAGAAAGCGACAATACACGCTATTCAGCATCAAATTTACAATTAAGAATAAGGAGTTATTAATATGGCGGACGCCCTCACCGATACGTTTGAAAATCGCGTTTTGACCTGGCTACTGACTACAAGTTCAGCTACCAGACCTAGTGCGTGGTATATTGGTCTTTTTTTAAGCGGAAACGCACCTACAGATTCATCGTCTGGTACAGAAATATCTGGCAATGGATATACTAGAAAAACAGTCACATTTACTGTGTCTGGGAATATAGCTAGCAATAACGCAGTAATAACCTTTCCAACTGCTACCGGAAACTGGGGTACAGTCGCTACGGCCGGAGTGTTTGACGCCCAAAGTGGGGGCAACCTCATTGCCTATGCAAACCTTACAAATAGTAAAGATATTCAGAGTTCTGATATCCTACAGATAGCAGCATCTCAGTTCTCAGTAAGTATTACCTAATTAGGAGAATAATTTGGCTTTTACTGTAAAAGATCGAGTCAAGCAAACCAGTACCACAACTGGCACAACAAATATGGTTTTATCCGGAAACTCAACTGGTTTCCAAACATTTGCTAGTGCGTTAACAGATGGGGATACAACTGTATATGCTATAACAGATGCAAGTGGTAATTGGGAAACTGGTTTAGGCACATGGACTAGCAGTAATAGTACGTTAACCAGGACTACAGTTTATGAAAGTAGTAATAGCAATAATGCAGTAAATTTTGGAGCCGGTTCTAAAGATGTGTTTATAACATCACCGGCATCTAGATCTGCAATAGCTGACCAAAATGGTAAAACGACTTTTGTTAGTGAAATTGAAGTAGATGGTATAGATGTTTATAAATCTACTGACCCAGTCATTACTTTAAGAAATACAACTGCACCAAGTAGTACAGTAGTACAAGTGCAAGGTGATGCATCTGGCACAATGTGGCTTTTAGCTGATGGGATGAATCAAGCTAATAATAGCCGAATTGTTATGGCAGTCGATGGACTGGAAAAGTTTAGAATAAATGGCGGTGGTTCTGGGAATGGAGCATGGGGTCTAGGTGGCACAAATTATGGTACGAGTGGCCAAGTTATAACGTCAAATGGGAGTACATCTGCACCTACTTGGCAGACGCCTACAGTTGATCTTAGTTCTTATTCTACAACGGCTACAATAGCAGCTACATATGCACCTTTAGCAAGTCCTAGTTTTACCGGTAATCCAACAGTACCTACACAGAGTGCTAGCAATAATAGTACTAGAATTGCAAGTACTGCATACGTGGATACGGCGGTTAGTAACCTTGTGGATTCGGCTCCTGGAACTTTAAATACCTTAAATGAATTAGCAGCAGCGTTAGGTGATGACCCAAATTATGCTACCACTACTGCTACATCTATAGCTGCTAAATTGCCTCTTGCCGGCGGTACGATGACCGGTGATTTGGATATGGGTAGCAATGATATTACGACAACCGGCAAAATGTTATATGCCAATATGTACGCAAATAGCACCGCATACCCAAATCCAAGTACATATCATGGTTGTTTCATACATGATCACTCGTTAGCTGCCGGACTATTTTCTCATAATGGTAGTTGGGTTCGACTTGCTAACCATAGCGACCTAAGTAATTATCTAACAACATCCTCTGCGTCTAGTACCTATCTAACGCAATCAAATGCATCTTCAACTTATTTAACGCAGTCTAATGCATCATCAACTTACTTAACTCAATCTAATGCAT